AAGTGAACCATCATAGCACTACCACCCAATTGAAATAATAATTTTAATTCAGGTGCCATGGATGCACGTGATTTGTATTTTTCATACAATTCAGCAAATATTTCATCATAATCATTAATATTTTCATTCACTTGCTCACTCCAACCATCTAACTTGATATCAAAAGGATCAAACCGGTTGTTTAAAAATTCAATGCCATTAATAGCAGCCATTAACATATTTCCTTGAAATTTCACGGAATTTTGTTTGCTTTTCTCTTCCATAATAGTTTCATATTCACCCATCATTTCTGCTAAAGAAGATTCCATATTGTATTTTTTTGACAGTTCAACTCCCTTCTTTTCTAATGCTTCCAACTTTCTTAAATACTTGAATTTTTCTCGCAATAGTTCTTCTTTTGATAACTGAGGCCCAGAAGAAGACGATACATTTTTATCAGGGTTTAAGGGAACATTATTGAATTTACCATAACCGTCCCATGTTTTGCTGTCATCCAAATTCTCCCCTCCAGAAGCAGCCAACCCAATACTAGGCTCGTCGTTGAACCTAACACTACCGCCTGAAAAATTATTTGAATCATCCATCCCATCCATGCCAATGTTGTTACCATAATTAGAAGTAAATATGTCCGATTTTGATTTGAAACTTTGACTTGGCAAATCTCCAGATAATTCGTTCAATTCATTTTCCAAATTATTTAAATCTTCTAAATCTATATCACTGGTAGGTCTGTTACCTTCCTTTATTTTATCGTTCATTAAAAATTCTAAACCACCGCCAAAATTGGTTGATTTTGTTTGTTTAAAACTGTCGTTGTTCAAATCAAAGTCCGAAATTTCAATTATGTCGTTCATTATTGTTTTAATAAGAACATTTAATTTTAAGTAATACGAATTGAATATATATTATTTTTTATTTTACTTATACAATTTTTAATATGTAAAATAAAAAAAAATGAAATAAGTAATTCAATAATTCAATAATTAACTTAACAAAATGAATACTGCTAACGTTGTTTCTAAAAAACCACATTGGTTTACCAATTACAGAGAAAATTTGATTAAAAATATGGAAATAGAAGAAAAAAGAAAAAAAGAAAATATTAAAAAAGAGAAAAATGAAACTAGAAGAGAGAAGTATGCATTAAACATATTGAATAAACTTCCAGAAGATTTATTGCCCATGTGTTTGGAATTTTTAGACGAAAATTTCAAAAAGAAAATTTATTTAACAAAGATTACTAATTTATTCAAAAAATATGTAGGAAATTTGGATATTCTAAATTCACATAAATATGAAAAATATCCTATTTATCTTTTAATGGAAAAAATACCACAACAAGAGTTGATTCGGTTTATTAAATCTGGTACACCATCAAAATATTACACTAAAATTTATAATAATTCTTTGTTTTATGATGACATAGATAACAAATCTCTATTCAAAACACTTGTTGAACGATATAAAGGATATAATAATTTATCAAGTCATGTATGTGCATGGGAAATAACAAAAATAGTTGCCTTTCTGTTTGATATACTTATTGTAGAACGTGAAGATTTATACAATAATGATTTTAAAGAATACAAAGAATATGATTTACATTTCAAGAAATATGAGCGTTATGCTGTTCGTATGATAAATAGTATTGTCTACCTACACGAAAAATATAAAAATAAAACATTTATACCAGTGAAGATTTGAATCCGCAGCCCTACAGGGTGCTCAATTCAAATCTGTAACTGGTAACTTAGTTGAATAATAAAAATAAAACCTATAAATTATGCTTATTAATAAACCATAAACCTTGTAAAAAAGAATCGGACAAATCGTCCTTTTTTTTATGTGTATTAAAATAGCTCAATTGATTATCAAAACGATGGTCGGTGGTTAATATTTCTAAACATTTTGTTATGCCTGTTTTTTTCCGTGATTTATAATCACTGTTTTGTTTTTGTTCTATTTTATCGTCGTGTGTATGCGTTTCTGTCTGAGTTTGAACCTGTTTTAATTTGTTCACGGAAGAAACAAATTCAATATGTTCTGTATTGTTGTTCATGATAAAATATTGCGCAATCATCCCCTGGATTGTCTTCATACGATTAGCGATTGGACTGATTTGATTTTCAATCAAAACATAATCTATTTTATCTTCTATCGGAAAAATTTTATTGAATTTGAGTTTAATATTTTTACCTATTGTTATTAAATCAATTTGCGACGAATTTGTAGCAGTAATTTCTTTAAAACATTTGTTTGCTACATATTCATTTATTTTAAACAAGAGATCGTTTTTTTTAATAGGTTTCTCATAATGAATATTATATTGATCCGCAATATCAATAAGTTTTTGTATTTTTTGTTTATTGATAAAACTGGTTTTCAATTCAGATGTCGGTATTTGATAATTTTGTTTTTTTGAATGCTTTAAACAGAAATAGGTATTGTTCAGCGTGTATTTTGCGGGTTTATTGCATATATTATTTTTTTCAATACACTTACACTTTTGTATTTCGTCTTCTTGTGATAAATTGATAATATCCCATTTAACAATGCTAAAATGACTAGAATCGTGTGATTTTTCAAAAAGACAAAATGCTAAATTTTTAATACCAACATCTATAGAGAGAATACGGTTACACATACATAAAGAAGCAGAAATTCTTTATGTAATTATTTGATTATTGTTTTCGTTGTTTAGGATAACCAGCTGGATTGATAACGGGTGCAACTAATCGTGAATTTAATTGTTCCCTAGAAAGATAAGGATTTTTTAAATCACTATTAGGATAACCATATCCTGGACTACTTGTATCATAGATATTTCTAAAAGTATAAGGTACATTACTTGAAGGTGTTGTATTTGTTTGAACATGAGGATCTAATCCTAAATCATAACATGCTTCCATAGAGTTGTATTTCATTATATGCAACCCGTTATGTTGTAAATATTGACGATAACTCCAATTAGAATGAATATTTTCTTGTTTTTGTATACGTGAATTGATCACTGCATCTGGTTGCCATGATGCATAATTACGGCCATCTGCCATAATTGGAGGGAAATTGAAATGAATATTATTTGAACCAGAATAACAAACTGCCCAGGACATTTAATCTTATAATATAATTATATTATTATAATTTATTTTGTATTAAGTAAATTTAATAATTCGTGTTTTTTCAATTTGGATGAATCTGTTACTAGACCTTTTTCTAAAACAATTTCTTTCAGTTTATTCAATGATAATTTCTTATAATCCACGACATGGATATTTTTTTCTTCTTCTAAATTTGAAATGTTGATTGATTTTATACTAGTCTCCTTATTATTGACAACAGTTGTTTTTTCACTGTCATTGTCAGAAAATTCATTAAAATCAATGTCTTCTAGTTCATCTTCGCAATCTTCGCCATCTTCGCCATCTTCACCATCTTCACCATCTTCATCGTCTTCACCATCTTCGCCATTTTCTAAATTATTATTTAGAATATCTAAATTTAAAATTCTTATATTGTCATCTATAGTTATATTTTTATCAATATCTTCGTCATCGTCGTCGTCTTCGTCATCTTCGTCATCATCGTCTTCGTCATCATCATCTTCGTCATCATCATCTTCGTCATCTTCGTCATCATCTTCATCATCGTCTGATACAGGAATTAAAGTTTCTTCTAAAATACTAGAATCTTGATTAAAATTTGGGATAATTGTTTCAAATGGACTACTTGAATGCTGATAAACACTCATATTTGTACGATTTAGATGAAATTTTATGAGATTTGTTTCTTCTGCTAAAGAAGATACAAGGCTCAACATGGATGAAATTTTATGATTTTGTTCTCTCATTTTACTTTCAAAATATATTATCAGCAAACCAATAATCAGTAAGACTATACTAAGAAATATTAATAATGTAGGATTGAAAATATCAGATAAAAATGACATTATTAAAAAGTGTATATATAAATAATTTATTTTAATAACGAATAACGAAATAATAAATAACTAATTTTCTAAAAATATTGAATGAAACCCTAGATTTAATTTATTATCTATTTCAATATCAATAATTTTATAATTATTCAAATCAATAAGACTAAGTAAATTTTTTTTGATTTTCTTATTTTCATCCATTTCAACATTAAAAAAAATTAAATAAGGCTTGTTTTTTACATATATGACATTATGTTCCCCACATATATTTTTATTTTCAAAAAACAATTTTTTATGAATTTTCAATCCTTTTGTAATAACAAAACCATTTATTCTTCTATTTTCAAAATTTCTTGAAATTACTTTATCGCAAAAGGATATTGGAAAATCCAAATTATATTCTTCCAATTCGCTGTTTTTATGAATTGTTATTTCCTTTGTTTTTTTATTTATTTCAATCATTCTGTAGGAAGCTTTAATATTCGTGTTTGTAAAATTCAACTCGTTATATTGAGATATGTATATTTCTATTGTATTCTCTTTATTCGTTACATAAGCGTAGTGAAATGTGTAAAATCCACTCGGATAAGAATATGATTCGTAAACTTTATTTTTTTTATCGTATACATAAATGAATGTTTTTTTGTTTTTATTCAAAAAAACTGGCATGGTATTTTTCATATTTTTTTTAAAATCTATAAAAAGCGGTGAATCAATTAAAATTAAAAAATCATCATTGGAAAAAAAATCATGAATAATAGGTAAATAATTAAATTTAAATTTGAAATTATCAATTAATGTAAAATTTTTATCTAGTAAAGCATAAGTAACGATTTTATTGAAAATTTTATAATCAATTGTTTCTATATTACCTAAATTTGTAATTTTTGAATGTCCCGAAAAATGAGACAATGAGTTTATATGCACTTTTTTAACCGTTTTTATATCATGTCTTTTGAGATCAATATTCAATAAATACGGATGATCGCGTTCAAATAAAGCATAATTATGAAATACCTTGTTTCCATGTTTAACATTTAAAATGGCAGTATTTGCCATACCTAAAACATTTGGAAATAATTTTAACTTATTCAAAATTGAGAAAATAAGTATTGCAAAATTATTTTTTGGTATTTTTCCGTATTTTTCTTCGTGTAATATTTTTTCAGTCTTAATTAAATGTTTTACATAAGTTAAATTTCCGTTTTCAAAAAATACACCTTGAAGAACACCATCACCCATAAATAAATTATACAAGGAATTGATATCATTTTCCATATTTACGTTAGGCCCGATTAACCCATAAAACCCATTGATTTGTTTTATAATATTTTGTTCTTTAAATCGTAAATTTAAATTTATTTTTTCATATACATTTTGATTCAACTTCATAGAGAGAACAAAAGAGTGTATATTTTTTATTGTCAATATTGTGAATATTTTTAAGAAAAATAAAAATATTTGCATTTTATTTTATGTATTGATATTATTTTATATTTTTTATTTATGAATTGTTAAAATGTAAATTGCCATAAATAATCCTACAAATGCTTTTGCAATACAATCTAATATATTTGTTATTAGATTTTTATAATAAATAGATAAATCATAAATTATACCATATATACACCATAAAATAGCATATAATAAAAATATCATTAATTTGACAAAAGATCCGCTAAATTTATAATCTAGATTGTATATGAAATTTACATAAAGTAAATAGAATATAATGAAATAACTGATAAAACCAATTATTAAGCTCCAGTTATTACTTAAATAATTAATTTCACCTAAATATCCAGATAATATCATGATTACATCAAAAAATATCAATTTACTTATTAAACCTGTTAAATTTTTAACTTTTCCATCATAATTTAAAAATAAACTCAAGGATACCAACATAAGTGGAGTGGTCATTGACCAATCAATGTACCTTAATGTTGTTATTTTTTTCCAATCCATAGACATCATATTTTTTGCACTATTTGCTGTTTGAATAATAAAATAATAAACAATACCTGCAATAATGGATATGATTACTTCAATAATGAATAATATTCTAAATTTTGGATAAAAAATACTAAATATAAATGAAACTATTAAATTTAAAATTAAAAACCAATACGTAATGTTAAATGTATTGTAAATTTGTTTTATAATTTGCATGTTTTGCATGTTTTGCATATTTTGCATGTTTTGCATATAATAATATAAAATAAAATAATTTTCGTATATTATTTATAAATTAATAGTATTTTCAATAATTTCACGCGGATAATTCATTTCATAAAGAACATTCAATCCTCCTTTTACATTTGATATTCCTTTTTTAAACTTGTACAAATATTCCAAACTATTACTTTTCTTATTCGTTTCCATATAACAATTTACAATGTTTTTGTTTTTATCCAGTTTTTTACATACATTTATAAAATGTGTGGTTAATATTGAATTGACGTTTTCATTTTTTGCAATATATTTCATAAAAGCGATTGCACTAATTGTGGCCTCATCAGGATTTGTTCCAGAATACAATTCATCAAATGCACAAAAATGAGTTTTGTTACATTTTAAGTTGCTGTCAATTGCATCTATTATTTCTTTACATCTACGTGCTTCTGCTTGAAAAAGACTATCCCTTCCTGATGTATCAGGAATATTCAAGTAGCAATGAATATGATCATAAGGCTTCAATAAGGCAGAATCATAAAATCCGCAGCCAAATTGTTGTGAAACAATAATATTTATTAATGTAGACTTAATAATTGTTGTTTTTCCTGACGCATTTGGCCCAGATATTATGATATTTTTACCCAATTTTATCGTATTCTTAACATGTTTTTTATCTTTTAAGCATGCATAGTAACTATTTTTGAATGTATTTTTCGTATTTTTCTTTGTAAATTCCGCAAAATGCAATTGATCGTTTTGAATATTTTCTTGCAATCCAATAATACAATCAATATATCCGTTGAATCCGAAAGAGTACATTATTGATTCTTCGTATTTTTTATCATCATAAATTTCATAAAAAGTTTTCAAAATATGGCCAATTTCGCCTAACTTTTTAATATCATAATCAAAATTACTTATTGCGTCCAATTTATATTTTAATTCACTCAATGACAAGATTCTCTCGTTTAATAATTTATTGAATTCAAAATGACTAGAATTTTCTAATAATTCACCATATTTAAGATAGTTTTTCATGGAGTCAATTGTGCTATTCAAATATATTTTAAAAACGTCAAAATATTTGTGAATTTTTTTCATATTATCATGAAACCTGTAACAAACAAGTATATTTTGATAAATAGAAAATACATAAAATCCGGCTGATATAATCAAATAAATTTTTTCTTGTAATGAAACAGAATTGAATTGTGTAAAAAGTTTACCAATTGAGTGTTGTGAAATAACAATCTTTAATATGTCAATATATTCTTGCATAGTAAGAGTTAATCCTTTTAACCGAATAATAAAGAATGGAATAATTAGAATTATAATAGGAACAAAGAGAGAAATAACAGGGGATGCCATGTTATAAATACTCATAAATTGTAAGAAAGGTTGCGATTTATTGAGAAATTCCCACATTGGCCAGTCAATATAATAATATCTCTCTTTGAAGCCAGTATCTCCTTTGATTTCATTCCATATTTCAATAATATTTTTATATTTATCATCTTGTACGTGATCTGTTTTTATATATGTAAACATTTTTAAGAGTGTTTGATTATCTTTCAAGAACTCGGTATCTGTAGTGTAACACTCAGATACTTGACGCATTATTTTTTCTGATAACATATTTTTCTTATCAGTTAAATTAGAGTTAAAGTAATAACTGTATATTGAATTATTGGATGCATCCGTTGTATTTATTAGTTCTAAATCAGAAACAATATTTTCTTTAATATTTTTTTTATGTTTATTGTAATAAATAGGTAGTTTAAAATATTCATTGATATTTTCTATTTTACTAGTTGTCATTATATTTTTAATAGAAATATAATAAAAATATTTTACGAATGTATTTTTGAAATAATATAATATCTAGATAAAATATAATAAAATATAATAAAATGAGTGATATTTTAATAGATAACAAAAATTTGTATAATTTTGAGTTAAATTTTTTAAAATATTTCAGTTTTATTACTAAATTAACAGTTGTTTTATTCATAATCGGTATTTTTCAAAATAAACCGACATTTATTGTCAAGTTTAACTTTGTAGTAAAACTGTTATTAGTGTTTTTTTTGATTTATCTTTTTAATAGTTTCATAAAAAAAAAAATATCCTTTACTGAATTAGATAGAAAAGTATGTTATTCTACTGGTATATATATATTATTAATTTCATTTATCAGTTTATTCAATTATTACATTGAAACTATTAGAAATAATTTTATTTTACCTATCACACAACCTATTATTGATTGGTCTAAAATGTCTCTAAAAAATCTAAAGTAATAGGGATCTCTTTTATTTCACAAGAATAATAGCTTTCAATTTCTTTAATTTTATTAATATCTCTTCGTGTTATAAAGTTAATACCAACGCCTTTTCTTCCCCATCTTCCACTTCTACCTATTCTATGCAAATAAGTATGAATGTCTTTTGGAACATCAAAGTTGATAACAATACTTACTTGTTGTATATCTATTCCTCGCGCTGTAACATTGGATGAAATCAAGACGCGTGATTTACCACTTTTGAATTCTTTAAAAGCAACTTCTCTCTCATTTTTATCCATATTACTATGTATACAACAAACAGGAAAATTGTCTTCTTTCATTGCATCATACAAGTCAGAAACTCTCTTAATACTATTACAATAAATGATACATTGTGAAACAGATACATATTGATAGATATGTTTAAGAGTATCGTATTTTTGCCTATCATCTTCTACTGCAACGTAATACTGTGAAATACCTTCTAATGTCAATTGTTCTGCTTTTACACAAATTTTTACAGGATTACGCATAATTTTATTTATGATTGGATAAATACTGTTGGGAAGTGTTGCGCTAAATAAAGCTACCTGAATATCATTGTTAAAATTTTGAAATATATTGTATACTTGTTCTTTGAAACCACTTGATAACATTTCATCCGCTTCATCCAAGATAAGCAGCTTTATTTTTTTAGATGTTATTCTATCTCTTCTCATTAAATCATATACTCTTCCTGGGCACCCACAAATAATATGGGGGGTATTTTTGTCAGTAAAATTGTTAAATTCTTCGTAAGGAGAACCTCCATATACAGTCTGAATTCTTAATCCACTCATCATACTTCCAATTTGTTCTAATACATTGGATGTTTGTTTTGCTAATTCTTTTGTAGGTGATAATATTAAAACTTGTGTAAAATTATCCAGAACGTTTACGATAGATAATGCACCAATTCCAAATGCAGCTGTTTTCCCTGTTCCTGATTGAGCTTGAGCAATAACGTCTTTACCTAAAATAATAGGTTTAATTGCTTTTTTTTGAATTGGACTTGGTATCTCAAACCCGTAACTATATATACCTCGTAAAATATTGGGATCATTGTCTAAATCATCCCAATTATTTATTTCATATGAAGAATTATATGTTTCCTCTTCGTCTGTATTACCTACATTTTTAACACTATCAACACCACCAAGATCATTCTCAAGAGACATTATGTATATATTATTGTATTTTCTATTTAAGTGAATTTTAAAATATTATAATTATTTAAAAAAATTGATATAAATGTATTGACTAATATAATGTAATAGTATATCTTTTCCAACATAAAATGACTATGAAATATACATTACAACATTTCAATGATATTACTTTGAACGGTTTTAAATTTGATTTTCCGGAAGATACATTAAAAATTATATCGGAGATTGCATTAGAAGTCGGCTCGCCTAATTATGTAAAAACACCGGTATTTCAAAAAAGAATAAATCCGTTGAAGCAAGAATCTTCTTTACTGATTGAAAACGAGAATTTTAAAAACGTGGTTGATAAGAAAAGACGTGGAAACAAGTCAATGGAGGTTTTGAACGAAGAAGACTGGGAAACATTGCGTACGTTTCAAAAAACAAAACTAGAGGAAAAGATTGGGTTGGATGCGCAAATTGATTTGGTACGCTCACATTTGAATAAAATGTCAGACAAAAACTATATTGATAGTAAAAATAAAATTATTACTGTAATTGAAAATATTCTGAAAGATGATATTAATAATGATGAGATGAATAAATTAGGAACAATCATTTTTGAAATTGCATCTAATAATAGATTTTATTCAAAAATGTATGCTGATTTATATTGCGATTTGATCAAAAATTTCAAAATTATGGAAATAATTTTTCAAGAAAATTTCAATAATTTTATTAATTTGTTTGATAATATAGAGTATATTGAACCCAGTGTTGATTATAATAAATTTTGTAAGATTAATAAAGATAACGAAAAAAGGCGAGCACTAGCTTCTTTCTTTCTAAACTTGATGAACAATAACATAATTTCAAAGGAAAAAATTATTAGTATTATAAGAAATTTAATGCATAAAATTTATACTTATATAAATGAAGATAACAAGAAAAATGAGGTTGATGAGCTAACTGAAAATATTGGTATTTTATATAAAAAAGAATTATTTAATGAAAATTTGGTTTATGAATTGATTGATAATATGAGTATTATTGAAATCATTGAAAAATTAGCACATAGTAAATCTAAAAATTATTTAAGTTTAAGTAATAAGTCAATTTTTAAGTTTATGGATTTAATTGATATGTAAATAAAATAAGGTTTAAAAATAAATAATAAATACTAAATTATAATCATGTATCAAGAAAATATACTAATGAATATTGACGATAGTTTTAAAGACGATGCAGCAGACAATGCACCAGACAATACACCAGACAATACACACGATGCAAACGAACTAGAATATATTTTAAAAGAAATAGAGGATTGTTCAAGTGATTATCATTTTAACGCGGATTCACTTTTAGCTGCAAGGTTAATAGAGTATGATACCAATTACAATGTAAAACAACTATTACTAATATGTGAATATTATGGATTATTGAAAGAAGTAAAATTGAATAAATTAAAAAAACAAGAGTTGATATTTTTTTTATTGGATTTTGAAGAAAACGTTGAAAATTCGTTGATTGTTTATAAAAGAAAGCAGTTGTGGTATTTTATGAATGAGTTAAAAAATGACAAATTTATGAAAAAATATATATTATGGCAAATGTAAAATAATATAAATATAAATATAAATATAATTATATTATAAAGATGGTATTATCAAAAATAAATAGTCGCATCAGTTATCCTGAATTAAAAAGCGTAGATTACGGTGATTTAAAAACAGAGGCGAATTTATATCAAATAGAAATTGAAGAAGTTGACGTTATTATTGCAGTGGGAAGTGCTAAAAATACATTTGAGGATAAAAATATTTTTTATTTTCCGATTTATTTAGTCAAGTCTAATAATAAGGTTATTCAAATAGGTTTATATGAAATAGAAGCAAGTAATTATATAAATTATTTGGATGATTTTAATAATTTAGATGTGGAAAAATTGGATGAGCCATTAATTTATAAATTTGTTACAAAGAGTATGTTAGAAAAAATGCGAATGGTGCCCGATGTACCTTTAATAAGGAGAGAAGGTATTGATAAAGAAGAAGGAGAAATTGTTGAAAGTGAAGAATTGGAAGACGATGAAGGAATCAATAAAAAACAAGAAGAATTGAAAATAGAGAGTTATGACATACCAAAAGAAAGGGAAGATATTTTTATTTTAACAAAAGGCGTTCCTTTACCACCATTATTGGTAGAGGAGACTTTAAAAAAGGCAAAAAATATAAGAGAAAAATTTCAAGAATCTCAATCTGAAAATTGGGTGCAGAAATTTATGGAAAATAATTATTATTCAATTACGGATAATGAAGGAGGGGGTGATTGTTTATTCGCTACAATTCGCGACGCTTTTTCTAGTATAGCACAACAAACCTCTGTAAATAAATTGAGAAAAAAACTATCTGATGAAGCGAATGAAAATATCTTTATGAATTATAAAGAGCATTATGACATGTATAATCAAAATTATATTGAAGAAACAAATAAAATAAAAGAATTGTCAATAGAATATACAAAAATAAAAGAAAAATTCACCAATACCTTAGATAGAAATGAAAAGAAATTTTTTGCAGAAGAAGCTAAAAAACTGCAAGATTTACATACTAAAATGATTGCAGAAAAGAAGGTTACATCTCAAATCATGAGTGAATACAAATTCATGAAAGGAATAGATACGTTGGATAAATTCAAAAAGAAAATAAGAAGTTGTGAATTTTGGGCGGAAACATGGACGATTTCAACATTGGAACGAATATTGAATATAAAATTTATCATTTTATCAAGCGAAGCATACAAAAGCGATGATATTAAAAATGTCATGCAATGTGGACAATTGAACGATGAGTATTTGGAAAATAAAGGTGTTTTTTATCCAGAATTTTATATTATTGTTGATTATACAGGTTCACATTACAAATTGGTAGGTTACAAGAAGAAATTAATATTCAAATTTCAAGAAATTCCTTATGATATAAAAAAATTAATTGTAGATAAATGCCTTGAAAAGAATGCTGGTGTCTTTCACCTGATTCCCGATTTTCAAAGATTCAAGTCTACATTACATAAAGGTGAACAACTTGAACAATCAGATTTTCAAGAATTATCCGAAGCAAAATTGAGGGGAATGTATGATGATAATGTTGTTTTTGTTTTTTACACAAAATCAAATGACAAACCTTTGCCAGGAAAAGGTTCGGGTGAAAAAATACCCAAAGATAAAATCAAAGAATTTTCAAGTTTAGCCTCCATCCCACAATGGAGAAAAAAGTTGGACGATTCATGGGTACAACCTTTCACTTTAGATAATCATAAATGGAATAGTGTAGACCATTATTATCAAGGTTCTAAATTCAAAAAAATGCATCCTGATTTTTATTTGAGTTTTTCACTGGATTCGGGAACCGAGTTATCTAAAGATCCTGAAATGGCAAAATCTGCTGGTAGTAAAACAGGTAAATTCAAGGGCGAACTATTGAGACCTGTAGAAGTGACAATAGACCCAGATTTTTTTGGTAAGCGAGATAAGCAAGAAAAACGTGCTGCTCAAAATGCCAAATTTAGTCAAAACGAGGACCTGAAAGAATTATTATTAGCTACAAAAGATGCAAAACTAATGCATTATATTAAAGGCTATCCTGCTGAAGTACTTGATGATTTAATGATAATTCGTTCCACCTTTGAGAAAGGTGGAGCCAAATCATCCACCTTTTAGTTTACCTTTTAAAAAAAGGTAAAACCAAAAAAACTTACCATTTAATTTACCTTTTACACCTTTTCTCATTTAAAACGCCCATTGTTGCGTTAAATTATAATAACAAATGTATTATTATTATTATTATATTATAAAATGGGAATTTATGATAATGGTAGTATTTTTGGAATAAGAATATATAATTTTAATGACGACGATTTTGCTAATATATTATTTGAAAAAACATATAATGAAATATTGGGTGATGAAGAAAAGAAAAAAACATATTTATTCTACACCGAGTTGAATAACAAAAATGAAATACGTTTTCAATATTATACTGAATGTAGTAGCACATACGGTGAAGGAATTTATTTAGATTGGTATCCAATGTCGTTGAACCTATTTTTAGAAAAATTCGGAATTTGAAATGAGAAAAGGTAAACTAAAAGGTAGGTTTTTTTGGTTTTACCTTTTTTTAAAAGGTAAACTAAAAGGTAAATTAAATGGTTTAAAAATAAATAACTTGTTATATTAACAAGTTATAATAATGAAACTAACATCCAAAAGTAAACAATTTCTCTCTTTTTTTACAAATAATAAATATATACATCACATAAAAAATACATCTACAACAAATAATATTTTATTGAAATTGTATCATGATATTTTAAATGCGTATAAGTATTTGCAATCTATCAAAAAAACCACAAAAATATATCATTACGATATTGTAAAAATTCAAAATTCTCTGGAAATTACGAAACCCAAGAATTTTAATTATCATAGTTTCCCGCAAGTTATACGTGAACACATTGATGAATTAAGTTTATCTGAAATTTCTTACGAATTTTCTCTCTTTAATCGTAATTGCAAAGTTATTTTTGTTGTTGAAGACCCAAATATTGAACTTAAAATTAAAACATACAATAAATATGTTGACTCAATAATAATGTGGTTATATATATTAAATTTATATTCATCAAAACAATGTGCTAATTCACTAATCATTTATTTTTATTTTACTAGTTTAGAAAAAAAATTACCAGAATCAAATATTCATATTTTAGATGAAAAGCATGTAAATACTGCTTTTACTACAACTTGCCCAAAAGATTCAGAAATAGTTATTTTTAGGCGTGAAGAATGGTTTAAAGTATTTATACATGAAACATTTCATAATTTCGGGCTGGATTTTTCGGATATGAATAATAATGATTGCCATAAATATTTATTAGGCATTTTCAAAGTACAATCATTTGTAAATTCATATGAGGCTTATACTGAGTTCTGGGCAGAAATAATAAATGGGCTGTTTTGTAGTTTTTATTCTTTGAAAGATATGGAAAATTCGCAAGAGTTTCTCTCTAACGCTGAGTTTTTTATTAATTTTGAGCGAAACTATAGTTTTTTCCAGTTAGTAAAAGTACTGGATTTTATGGGATTATCTTATAGAGATTTGTATTCAAATAAACCCGAAAGCATAACACTAAGAGAGAACTTGTACAAAGAAAAAACAAATGTTCTTGCTTATTATGTTATTAAAACGGTAATGATTAATAATTACCCTTCGTTTTTATTATGGTGTGATAAAAATAATCTATCATTGATTGCATTTAAAAAATCAACATCAAATCAAAATAAATTTTGTGAATTTATTGGAAAAAATTATAAAAATTCTAGCATGTTGGAAAATACTGATAATGCGGGATTATTTTTACAATATTTGAAAAATAATAAAAATACTAGAATAATGAATACCAAATTTAAAAAAAAACTATTAACGAATTTAAGAATGTCTATTTGTGAATTAGGATAAAGTTTTTTTTTCTTTACATTATGTATATGTCCGACTTATGTTTAGTAATCAATACATGTAAAGGGTATTATTTGAATATCAATAATTTGATAGAACAAATTATAAGTTTAGATATTAATAAAACAATTCCCAGAGAGAACATTTTGATTGTATCTGGACAAGAAGATGAAAATTCTGTAATTTACCAAAATGATATTAAGATTGTAAAAGTAACATATACTGGTCTCCATTTAACAAGCTGTATATATATTTATGAAAATATGAATGAATTTAAAAATAAATTTAACTACTTCTTTATATTACCAGATACAATAAAATTTGGAAATAATTTTTTTAACACACTAAACGATTTTTATCATAACAATATTAAGAATTCAAATATGAGTAGTTTTCCTTTATTAAATATGTCGGTTAGACCTACTATGGATATCGGGATATTACACCATACTCATATAACTAATATGTGTGAGTATTTAAATAAAGTAAAAATATATCAACCATATACTAAAGATGATTTAAAAAAACTTAAATTAAAATTAGTTTATTGTGAAAATATGATACTTGGTCTTCCTTCATATTGGCCAAAAGACCACCTATTTGATTTTGAAAATAAAATAGCACCAAATACTGTTCATCCAATTTTAAATAATAAAAATGATATAACTGAAAACATAATTATCCAACATAATAGAAAAATAAATCAGGTTTATTTTAAAAAATTTGACTTATATAAATTTCAACGAAATTTTAATATTGATAATGAATTAGTTTTAGATTTTTAAATTCCATTCAACCTAACAACTTTTCAAAAAAGTTGTGCAAAACCCCAAAATATTTGGCTCAACCTTTTTCAAAGGTTGATTTGGCTCCACCTTTTTCAAAGGTTGATTTGGCTCAACCTTTTTCAAAGGTTGATTTGGCTCCACCTTTTTTAAAGGTGGAAATTAAAATTGAAATTTTTATTATGTTATATAGCAACTCTAAAAAACAAATCACAAATAAATCTTGCTATATGGGAATACGATTTTTAAACAAATATTTCAAAGAAGAATGTAAAAATACCGAGTGTATTAAAATTATTCATATGAAACAATTATCAGGTAAAAAAATAGCAGTAGATATTAGTATTTATTTATATAAATATGTATCTGAAAATTCGTTAATTGAAAATATATATTTAATGTTATCTATTTTCAAGTATTATAATATTATCCCAATATTTGTTTTTGACGGAAAGCCTCCTGCTGAAAAAAAAGAACTATTACAGCAACGTATTGCTGAAAAAAAAGCGGCCGAAAAAGAATTCAATCAACTTAAGATAAATTTGGAATATGATTCCAATATGGATGACGATGAAAAACATGAAATAATCAATAAAATGGATTTATTAAAAAAAAAATTTGTTTCTATTCATATAAATCAAATAAATGATGTGAAGAATTTAATCCGTAATTTTGGAATGACATTTTGTGACGCTCCAAATGAAGCCGATGAACTGTGTGCTTTCCTGGCCATTAAAGGCATTGTATGGGCTTGTCTAAGTGAAGATATGGATATGTTTGTTTATGGATGCCCGCTTGTTTTAAGATATATGAGTTTGATGAATCATACATTTGTTTTATATAATACAAAACAAATATTAAATAAATTGGAAATAAAACAAAATGAACTCAGCGAAATTTGTGTCATTTCTGGAACCGATTATAATATAAGCAACAAAAATGAATTGAATTTGTACACTACTTTAAAATATTTTAAAAAATATAAAAAAAATAAGAATATTGAAAGTAAAGATAATCATAAAATAGGCGACTTTTACAATTGGTTAGTAGAAAATACAAATTATATAGAAGATTGTAATGCGGATTTATTCAATAAAATAATGAATATGTTTCATTTCAATGAAAAAATGAACTATTTTGAAAATATTAAAATTGCAAATAGAAATTTTGTATTTTCAGAAATAAAGGAAATACTAAAAAAAGACGGATTTATTTTTGCAAAATAAATGACTATTTTGGTTTTGTTTTTATGGTATTAGTAACATATCCAAACTTCCATTAAAATTTTCTATAAAACTTGAATAATTCAATGTTTCCATACAATATTTTTTTATATCAAATAAACTATTCTCGGAGTATTCTGGATAATTTTTACATACATTATCATATAAAGGTTTCCCATAATATTCATTGTTTATATTATCTTCAAATAAAATAACTGGTCTGTATTTTGTTATAGTTTCTAATCCTGTTGAAAATATGAAATTTTCTGCTCCTTGAGCGTCACAATGAATAAACCCAATATCGTCTAAATCCATATCATCTATTGTTGTCAACTGAACGTTCTCTCCTTTTCCACCCAATCCAATACCTCCAAAATTACAATCAAAAAAATGTTCTTCGCTGTATCGTTTTTCTACAACACCGCCTCCACCGTCTATATCAATATCGTTCATGATTCCTTCTCCATTATAACAAAATACACCTAAATTATATGGAACAATTTTATCTTGTAATTCATTTTGATTTATATTATGAATAAGTAAATCGTACATTTTTTTCTGAGGTTCACATACAAATACTTTTTTGTCGTTATTCAAAAAAGAAGAATATACTATGGTTGATGTTCCACAATGTCCTCCTATTTCTAAAATATTACGATTAGGATCTATATATTCTTTCATTTTATACAATGTGTCTTCATCCCAATATTTTCCATCATTGAATGTTGCGCCTATATAAATTTCATTGCTATATAATGTAATTTTGCCGTATTGTGTATCATAAGTTTTTGTAATATCTCTATCGCTATTTTGTATTTTTGTAAGTTCCAATAATATTTCTCTCAAATAACTTTTATTAAAATCGTTATTCATGATCAATTTAGCTAGTTTTTTTTTATTTCTATGCATTTCTTTTATATTATCATTTTTTTCGTTAATAGTATGCATGATATAATACATTTCATCAAAAGTATTACATTGGAATATATTTGTTTTGTTAAGAAGTGAATACCAATACTCGTAATATTCTTGTTTTAATTTGAAAACCAAACTATTTGAATATAATTTCCATATTAGCCCATTCCATGAAGTGGATACACCATCAATTGATACAAGAAATTTATGTTGTAATTGTTCCTTGATAGAAATTTTTTTTTCACTGTAATATTTTTCATAACCATTTTCTTTAAAACCAAATAATGATGTCAGATTTGCAAAAACCCCATGCCCACGCATATTCTTTTTGGATGCCCATATGGTAAATGCTAATCTTAATTTATTAGTTGATGAACCGCAGAAAACCATTGTTTTTTTTTTATTTTTATATTCTATGTCATACATTTTCATTTCATCTATTGGTATATTTTTAGAATAATAGTACATATTAGGTATTAAAACAGTATTGTTATATATTTTTCTACAATTATCGGATAATGTGCTACACAAAATAGGAATAGTAAAATCAATATCTTCTTTTATTTTTGCTATTGAAATATTATCATGATAAAATAAAATAAATTTTACATTCACATTTGTTAAGTCAATGGTGTTCAAATAATTTATAAAGGGTAAAAACCGATAGTCATAATCACCGCAAGAATCTTTTGAAATATTACATTTTATAACTTGAACATTTTTATTTTTTATTTCTATCAAAGCACAGTAATCTGGTAAATTATCTATAATTTGTTCAGTGTCCCATTTTTTTACATGTGAAATATTTTTATCTATCAAATCTTTTAAAATATTGTCAGTTTCATTTTCATTAAAAACATCATTATATCTTAAATCATAACTATCTATGTTATATTGATTTTTAAAATCTTGTATTTTGTTGTTATATTCATCAAGTAATGATTTAACTGCGATATTTTTTGTAGTTTGATTATATTGTTTGTTATTATTTACTTTTGCTAATAACACTTCAAGATTTTTTTTATGATTTTCTAACTTTTTTTTAAACTTATTGTTCAAGTCAATAATATTATTCATGAATTTTTCTTATGAATAAAATTATTATTATTATTTTATATATTAAACTTATCATTATAATATAAAGTTTTCGTAACAACTCTTATTATTTATACATGTTGGATTTATACAATAAACAGTATACTCGTGAAATTTTGAAAAAGTATATTTATAGTGTAAGACTTGTTGATATATTAAAAACCCAAAAATTGGATGTTACATTTATCGTGAGATATATTTTAAATCCTAAATATCAACTCAATGAAGTAGACGAATATATTAATGTGGATACAGTTTTAATGTATCAAACCCATATTGATAAAAATAGATTAAATGAAGCTATACTTGAATATAATTCTGATGATGATAGTGTTGAGGATTTTGAAACAGTTTCTAAAAAAAATTGATTAGTATTTTACTTTTTTTTGAATGTGCATTAAAATTAAAATGAATCCACCGTATACTTACGCATCAGGAATGAAGTTAACAGCTTTGAAAGATATCACAAAAGGTGATATGGTAATATTATGTAAAGAATTAAACAAAATACACGAAGATAGTGGATTAAGATTTGAACCTGAACCTATCACAGAAGGAGGTATTGTTTATATATTTCCTAATAATTCCACAATCCCTCGCGATAAATATAAAACAATTCGCATGAATTTCATATATCCATTAATTAAATATAAAAGATCTTTTATTAGATTTTGTGACATAGATAGTTATAAAGTTTCAAAAAGACATTTAAAAAAGCTAGGTTTAGATCATTTAATAGAAAAGAAGGATAAATTTGACTGGCCATGTGTTCCTGTTAATGTCATGGAATTATGGGAAAATAATAATGAAGTTATTTTAGAATCAGGTTTATCATTAGATACTTGTTTAAAGGCATTTCGCGGCGCACCTGTATTTACTGAAAATGAACTAAAAGTATTTGGAGAAGCTTCTGAAAAAATTGGATTAAAGGTAGATTCCAAAATTCCTAAGGACGACTACCTTATTTCAACCCATGGTGAATTAGGCTAATCACATAAATATAAAAACTTTACACCCTTGAATATTTAAAAATTTTAACCTTTATATAAAGGCTTAAATTTTTTTTTCAACCTTTCTCAACCTTTCTCAAAGGTTGAAAAAGGTTGTTTTTTTATTTGGCTCAACCTTTCTCAAAGGTTGAAAAAAGGTTGATTTAAGCGGTAGCAACAACAGGAACATCCTTGGTTGCCTTGGCAAAATGGTGACTCATGTACTTTTGTAAGTTGAAATAAGTAAGTTCATCAGTCTTCTTTAGCTTTAAAAGAGCAGCTAGCTTTGGATCTGGGTTAATCTTGCGTCCATTTTCCTTATCTTGTAAATCATTTGCGCGAATGTACTTATTTACATCGCGAGTAACATCAGTGCGTGCCATCTCAGTTCCAGAAGGCTTATCTAAGAACTTTGCTAGTTCATCTGAAATTCTGGTTGGTTTTACAAATCCAGAAGGAGCACGGTTACCTGCCTTTCTCTTGCGTTTTGAGTTTTGCTTTTGTGCGGTCTTAAGTTCACGAGCCCACTTCTTTTCTAGTGCACGAAATTCGGTTTTTAATGATGAAATAACATTACTTAAATGCTGTAATTTAGCACCAAATTCAACAGATTGTTCAACGAGTGGAACTTCATTATCGGAAACAACTACAGGTTGTTCTTCAACAACAGGTTGTGAAACAACAGGAGCTGTTTCTACCTTTGGAGTCTTGGCAACCTTTACCTTCTTTTCCTTGGAGGTAGTATTATCAGCGGAAGTATCAACAGGAGCAACGACTTGTTCAGTCTCGGTAGTCTTAGTAGCTTTAGTTTGTCTAGCCATCTTATTATACTATACCTAAATAATTACTTTTTAAGTGATTTAACGCAAATAATATATATTGTGAGCATATTATGAGTAATTTTAAAAGTATATAATTTAAAAATAAGATACTGATTGAAATAACCATGGTAACGATGATGCTGCAGAATCATTTACTAAAGTTAGTGCCCCAAGAACATAATATGCACCTAAAGTTTTACTATCTCTGTCAATTCCATTATTAACGAATTTCTCTAAAACATCCAAAACTTTTTTTTTAATATTCAATAAATCATGCTCATTGATAATACAAGATATGTTAATATTCCTAAAAGGATCTCCATTGGGTGGACAAATATTATGTTTTGTTTCATTTGATAATTGTGCCCTATAATTCCATATATCACTTAATTCTCTCAAAAATTTTATTAATTGATTCCTATTCAGCGTCAAAAACCATTCTGGGGAACTGTAATTTCCAAGTGCGTCTATATTTTGGAATAATGACAGTGCTCGCATTTCAACCGTTTTATTATTTGAAACGTTACCTATATCTGTGTCAAAATCCAAATTAATTTTAATTTTTATTACTTTACTTGTTCTTATAATCATTTTTAGATCTATCATAACAAAACTAGGAATTTTATTTCTATTATAAGGATTAATCCCGCCAATTTTACTAATATTAATGGTATCTGTATTTTTATATATTAAATTATATATAGAGGCGATGTCAAAGCCATAAATCCT